CAGCTTGTATTCCTGTAATTCTAGCTCTTTGGTTTCTTGGAACTAATAATCCGTCTCCTGTAGCGTGTACTACCTGTTGATCACTTGAGTATGATGCCATTTGTTTCTCCTTAAATTTTGTGTGGGCCGAAGCCCACACTTAATTAATTAATTACGCTGACTCTTGGCCGTCATCAATAATGTGATACCAAATATAACCTTCAGCAGAACCTGCACCACCGGCACCTGTTCCTGTGATTTGTATTTTAGCTTGTTCAGTAGCACTAAAGATTGTACCAATTGATACGCCTTGTTTATTGTTAGCTGCACCACTTGCACCTGGGAATGAAAACCCTGGGAAGTATGTTCCGATTGCAGCGTTAGTAGTTGCTCCGCCATCTACTAAAGCATCAGCATCTAAAACTCCTGCAACTACACCTACTAAACCTAAATCAAAAGTATTAGCTGCACCTGCGTTTGTGCAAGTTACTTGTACTTTAGATATTAAAGCGTTTTTTGGGATTAAAACATCAGTTAAGTTAGTTGAAGATTTTGTAGCACTTCTAACGCCCGCTGTTTGAAAATCAGCGATGTGAAATTGTGCACATACTTCTACTGAACCAGCAACTGAAGTTCTGTTACCGTCTCCGTTTTGTCTTACATTTCCTGTAAATGTTGTGTTTGCCATTTTATATTCCTCCTAGAATACGTAAATATAATTACCTAGGGTATATCGACTATACGCGTTTATATTTACTATTTGTATTAATGTATAGTAACTAGTTTATATATTAATTTTGAGTAGAGCGCAAGAGAGCCTGTAATGTGAAATGATTTTTCAACGATGTAGCTTTTGTATTAAGTAGCTACAGAAACTTGTGGAGCAGCGCCTTCAACGCTATTTTGCCTGTGGGCAATAGCTGCTTCTTCCAGCTTGATCTTTGTAATGACTTCTTTTACTTTGTCATCAATCCTGACCATTTCAAGAGTGTATCTGTTATTATCCAGATGCTCCTGTTCCCACTTCAACTCCAAGGACCTTTTTGCTTTGTATAGGTCTTGTATCATAAGTAACCTCCTCATAGGTTATTCTGTTTATTTGGGCGAACATTCCCGTTCTTTCCCACATAATATCATTTTCTCCTAGTTTGTCAACTATTGAGTTTTCCAATGAGGTTGGATTGTCTTCTGCCTCCACTTCAAACTTTCCGTGGTAGTCATAAGCCCATATATTTACTAGGAATTTCTTCATCTTTTCACCTTATATAAAAAAAGGGGCCGAATTGTGATCGGCCCCTTTAAAATTATTGATTACGTTGCGTTTGAACCAAAGATACCTCTTGGATCAGAAAATCCAAATACATATCTTTCTCTCGCTTTGTATCTAACGTTGCCTGTATCAAAGTCACCTTCCATAGAAGTTTTGATAGGTGATCTATTGAAATGCTTAAGACCATTAGGCACATCAGTTTTAATGAAGAACTTCTTCGCAGCAGTTAAGTAGTTATTTACTACATATCCACCAGAGATCATTCCCATATTTCTGATTGCGTTAATGTCGTTATCAGCAGTACCTGTTCTACCAGCAGAATTCATAAGTCTGTCAGCAGTAAATTGAAGAGCTGAAGGAATTATTAATTTAACTCCTTGCGCCGCAATTTTTAGGCCTCTTTCATCAGTGAAAGCCGCGATGTCAATCAACGACTGTTCTAATGAAGTTTCATTAAGTTCAGCAGCTGTTGCTAATTCATTTGAAAAGTTACCTGCTAATGTTGGGTGGTCAGCAGCGCAAAGCTCCTTACCATCTCCACCAGCAAAATTACTGTCAAATGCATTGTTAAGTACCGCTGCACCTTTGATATTTTTAGTAGACGCCATAGATCTTGCTAAAGCTTTTGTATATCTAGACGCAAGTCTGTCATACAAGTTATCTTCGATAGCTTCTTCTGTGATAGCGAATGCTAATGCAATCGTTTCGTTAGTGTAACGAGCTGTAAAAGTTTCTTGCGCTTGGTCGAACTGAACGCCTTGGCCTTCAGCTTTAACTGCTGCGTTTGCGAAACCAGCTAACATCACTTCCTCTTCGAAAGCTCTGTCTGATGATTCAGTGTCAAAAATCTCTGTCCACTGCTCGCCGTATTGTTTGTATTCCAAGCCGAATAGTGCATTCAAACCTGGCTCTAGTTCTTTAACTAGTTGTGCTCTTGATATTGCCATATCTATATGCTCCTATTAGTTAGAAATAGATGCTGCTGGCGAAATTTGAACTATTTGGTTCGAATTAAGCACTGATGCATCATTGTTTGCCGGATCGTTTGCCGTTCTTACAATTCTAAACATTGAAGTAGCTGCTGTTCCAGTAATATCTAATTTTACTGTAGACTGTCCCTCGTATTGAGTTCCAGTTGTAGCTCCATCATTTGGATTGAATGTATGAAGAAGGTTTGCTTGAGTTACCGCTGCATCCGCTTTGCAAGTATATTCTTGCATAGGGTTGTCGTTAACTAAACCGATTCCGTCATCTGATCCAGTATTGTAGTCCTTTGCGAACGTAGTACTAGCCAAGATGTGGTTTGCGAAAGTAGGTTTTTTCGTAGAAGCGTTTATGTAAAATGCTCCGTTAAAAACACCTATGATAGGTTGGATGTTAGATGTTCCAGTTGACCAACCTGCTCCACCAGTAATACCATCGTCCATAGTGCCCGCTGTAGTATCTTGTAGATATCCATCGTCACCTGCCGTATGCTGATGTGAAACAGGATTGTTTTGAAAAATCCCAACACCTAAACCTGATTTGATTTTGTATTCAGCCTGACCGCCTGTAGCAGGAGTTGATCCTACTGTAGGGGCTTGTCTAAATCCAAAACCTTCTGTTTGGTTTGCTGCCATTGTTGTTTCCTTTTTTATGTATTTGGCTACATAGCCAAATACGGATTAATTTATTTTGTTGGACCTAGAAATTGTTATAAGACTATTTCTTTGTACCACCAAAAGTTACACGAGTATTAGATTCATTACTGAATTTCATACTTGGGTGCTGTTCCTTCATAAGATTGTTCTCTACTGCTTCTTCTTTAGCCTCGTTTTGCTTTTTATAATAAGCATCGATTTGAAGCGCAATCTCCTCTGGTATCCTAGCCAGCAATAGGCCGCCCACTCCAATAACTCCAGCGTATCTGCCTTCTGTCATCTCTGGATATTGTGAGTCTGGATATTCATCGGCTCTCACCAATTCCCATCCTTCTCTCAAAGACGATGCTACATTTTTAGCATCTGATTGTCCGAGTATCTCGGCACGTATCCATTGATGTCTAAATCCAGTTGGCGCTGGTGGTGCATCAAGTGAGTTGGGTGGAGTCCAAACTTTTACAGATTCAATTTTGTCTCTAGTTTGACTCGCACGAGAAGTTTTGATTTTATCATTTTCCATTTTATGCTCCTTCCGTGATTTTTAATTGTTTTGCATAATCTTCTAGCGGCACACCTAATCTTTTAGCAATTGCTACCTGCGAAGGCGTGAGTTTTACAGTTTTTCTGCGTCCTGTTGAGGCTGAACGTTTAGCCGAAGCTACATTCTGAACTGGTTTAGTTCTTTCTGTAGTAGTATCATCCACCTTATCAAATTTGTGCGGAAATTCAAGTCTTATTCTTTTATCAACTTCTGCATAATATTCGTCAGATTTAGGATCATACCCTTCTTGCTCTACAAGTGTTTTATGTAGATCAAAAGCTGTGTAAGTCATTGCTGAATCATTACCAAACCAAGCATTTTTAGCTGCCCAATCCTCTGCTTTAGGGTCAGTAGCTGCTGCTTGAGTAGGTCTTTGAGGAGCAATATTTACATCTTTAACTGGTTCTGGTTTAGACTCTTCAGCAACTTTCATTGCATTTAGTCTTGCTCCATCCATTGTTAAATTTGCAATTTGTTCTTGCGCTGCAATTTGAGCTTCAACGTTTTGAGATTCAATAGCATTTTTTAAAGCTAACTTGGCTGCTGCCATATTAGTTTTTACTCTTGATTCAAACTCTGAAGTGTAAGACTTATCTAGTTTAGATAATCTTCCTTCTAACTCACTTTTTTGTTGGTTAGTTGCTTCTGCAAAGGCAATAGCTTCTTCTCTTTGCCTTTCAGCTTCACGCATTTTACGAGTAAGTTTAGCAATACGTTTTTGAACGCCATCACTATATTCTTTTAACTCATCTTTATCTTCTTTTTTTTCAAGTTTAGTTTCTCTTTCGTTTTCATAAGTTTTGTCAACTTCAGATACTTCTTCAACTTCAACTTTTTCTTCTACAGGTGCCTCAATTTTTTCAGGTTCACCTTTGTCATCTAAATTAATTTCAGCACCGACTGTTTCGCCGACGTCAATTAATTCTTCTGACGGTTTTTTGTTTTCGTTCTCTGTTGGCATAGTTTCCTTCCTATGTTAAATATAATGAAGAACTGATTCAGGATCACTTATGGTCCCTAACACTTCATCATCGTTTAGTATTCGCACCTCTCCACCTTCAATCGGTAAACGTGCGCCAGCATATCTAGCAAACATTACCCAATCTCCTACTTTGCACCACGGCTTATTAAATTTGTCTTTGTCCGCGTATGCAAGATCTCCCATTTTTAA